GAATGTAGCACCAGATCCACCACCACCAGTAGCGACGATTGAATAAGTACCAGCAGTTCTACTAGCAGTTGCACCAGCATTTGCATAGTTGTCAATTGCAAGAACAGATCCTACATCATTAGGGAATGTAATTTCTTGGTCAGCACCGTGGTCTACAACAGAAATAGTTACACCATTGTTGAAAGCACCAGATGTTCTCGCTGCCCATTCAAAGGTATTTGTTGTTCTAGTGTCAAAATCGTCTTTATTTTTAATTGCGAGACTAGCATCACTACTATTATCTCTCTTAATATTTGAGTTACGCAAACCTAAGTCAGTAGCCCCAGAAGGTCTTATAACTGCTGCGATTCCTCCATACTGTATGATTGTTGCTGCAGCAAACCATGCTTCGAAATTGTTGTCATCTGGATTACCAAATGTATCAACTAATTCTCTTTCGCTCGCAAGGTATGTTACTACATCGGTAGGCCCTTTTTGAGCCGCTATAGCAACTACACCGATATTTTGATCTGCAACTTGAACGGTAGCTGTAAAATCAATTTCTTTTACCTCTACGCCAGGTGATGCTAAAGCCATGTTTTTATTTCCTCTATGAGATCTTTTTCTCCAAACTATTTATTATTTCTCGGCTTACAAACGGGGAAACTGTACATGAACACCCTACCAATCAGGATATAACCAATCTGAAAATGTAGTATTCCTCTTTCTTTTTTCCATTATTCTTCTTATAGTACAAAGTTTACACTCATATGCATAAGCTGATGGAAACCCTTTTCTATTCTTACGAGTCAAATAAAACCCATCTATAAGATCTTTTGTTTCACCACAAGTTCTACATTTTCTTTCCTGTAATAGTAGATGCTCTAATTCATACTGTTCTTCTAAATTCATTCCAACATTTCCTCATAGAAGACATTATCACCATAACCAACCATAGATTGTCTCCATTTGTTGGAATGCCATATTTTTTTATATATCTCTAATATAGACTCTTCTCCACCTTCTGTAATCCATTTACGAACATATTCATCGTTAGATCTATCATAATGAAATCCTTTATCAATAAGATTAGCTATAAATTCAATATCTTCCTTTGGTGTCATCATTTATAATCCCACATGAAAGCCATGTCTCCATATTCATCAACTTTTGCCCATGCATCTCCTTTATTATCAACTTCAACCTCATCATCCAAACCATCTAATACAAAACCAAATGGAGCCATATCTTCTTCTATAGCTTCTCTTTGATCTTCAAATAGTCTTTTTCTAATATCATCTGAAGTTAATTCCTTAAAATATGGTTGAACAACTAACCATGCATATATTACAAGACACATAGCAAGGTCATCATTACAACCTTCTTGTGCCTCAAATGATTGTTTCTTTTGAATGAATGTAGTTAACTCTGCAATTATATCATAATCCTGTATTAATAACTTATCATCTTCAATTAATGCTTTTAAGTTAGAACATCCAGTCTTTTTAACTGTAGATGTCATTTTAATTCCCAACTGAGATTTATGAGAAAAACCTTGACCAACTATTTGACCCGCTCTACCTCTCATAGCACACATTAAAATATTCTCATACTCTAAATCAAATTGCATTATATCAGCAACTTGACCACCAATATCATTTACTTCTATTAATACATATGCTTCATTATAAGCTTTCGCTACATCATTTATTATATTTGGAAATATTATAGGTTTAATATTATTATTCTTATACTTACCAACAACTTTATATGGAATCTCTGTGATATCAAAAATAACAAATGCTGAATAGTCATTATTAACTCCTCTAGAAACATCAACTGTCATAACATATTGGTGACCCTCTATGGGTTCTTCATACGTATGCAATCCTTTACTAGCGTGTAAAGGATCCTCATATACCATTGTTCTTAATTTAGATGCTGATATTAAAGTATCAACAGATCCTAAGAACTCACATTCAAATTCTTGTACGAATTGTCTTTCTGATGTGTTTGCAATAGTCTGTGCTTTCCAATTAGCATCTCTACCAGGCACTTGAGACCAATGTACTTCTGTTGTGGTATATTCATTCTTACCACGTTCAGCATCATGCCATAACTTATAAAACATATTCATTCCATTAGGAGTGGATATGATTATTACTTTCGTTGATTTACCAGACGTAATAGTAGGATAAACAGAACTAAAGAATTGTTCTGCAATATGGTTCGGAACGAAAGCAAATTCATCGAGGAAGATGATATTGAATGACATGCCTCGGACAGCACTTGAAGACGTAGAAGCAGCCAGTATCTTTGATCCATTTTCGAGTTCGACATTACCTTTGTTCCATGCTAAAATACCGTGTTGCATCCATCTAGGCAAATTCTCATATGCCAGTTGTAATCTAGATAATAACTCTCTAGAAGTAGATGCTTTGTTTGCTAGAATACCAATATTCACATTATCATTAAAAATAATATAATGTAAAAGGTATGATACTACAGTTGTTGACTTACCTGTCTGACGAGGAAGTTTTGCTATATTGAATCTATTATTATGAAATCTATTAACCATATCCTCCTGAAAATCATACATACCAAAGGGTACTAGACCTTCATCAAGAGAAACAATTTTTATATAATTCTTACAAAAATAAACAGGATCACCTTTACACTTGACAAACTCCTGTATTTGAACAGGAGTAAATTCCATTGGTGTGTTGGCTTTCTTTAGATTGGGATTGCCAAGATATATGCTATCAGTAGTAGCCACAATTAATTACCATAGTATAAAACTATTTAGATTACATCATTTCATACTTTGCAGGTCTCTTACCTGTCTTTATCTGTTGATCTCTTTCCATATCATATATCTTACGCATCATTTCTTGTTTCTTTTCAATATCTTCAAGTTTCTTTTGAACTTCTTTAAGTTCGGATTGGATCTTATCCATTTAAGTTTAAAAATGCTTCTCCTAAACCTCCCTGCTGTGTAGAGGATGCAAGTTGTTGATTTAGGTATTAACTATTTATCTTTTCCCATTTCTTTAAGCATCTTCTGTAGTTCAGAAGTACTACCTACAAACATAGCATTTGTGACATTGTTTGTGGTCTGTTTTTTCTCTTGATTTATATCCTTCATCTTACCTTGGAGATCAACCAATTTATCAGTTATATCAGCAACATTTTTAATCAAGTTGCCTGCAACCTCATACGCTCTAGGATGATCAGAATTCTGTGCTACATCAAGAATACCATTAATTGCTTCTTGACCCTTTTCTACTAGGTTATATAACTGACCACGAGAATACTCATAATCATTCTGTAAATCCTTGTTGTCAGAAAGTTTCTTGATTTCTGTGGTTGTATCTTCAACCTTTTCAATAGCAGAATCTATATTAAAAGTTTTATCTAGTTTATCAAAGGTCATAAATCAGTCCAAGTTTCATTAAATCCAAAGTTGTCATCTGGTTCTACTAATGCATCATCTAATGTATTAATAATAGAGAACTTATGATCACCACCAGTACCTTGTGATGTTATATCAACAGCACGACCTATAGATGCGTGATATTTAGTAGTTGCAAGTCTGAAACTATTATCATTAATCCTAATAATATAATATTCTTCGAGATTAGTCAACCCACCAAATTCTGTACCATTAACATCTGCTCTATATGTAACAAAATCACCAGTAACAAATCCGTGATTATTTAATGTAATAGTATTTGCATTAACGTTAACAGAACCAGTTGCTACAGAAGATCCATCAGCAGTATAATCTTGTAGAGCGGCTGGTGTTGCACTATATCTTACATAACGTGATGCTTGGTTAATTGCTGTACCAATATCAACATTAACTTCTTTAATAACCTTAGCAGTAGTAACTGGGCCATATAGATAAGTTTTTGCTACAAAATTAAGAGTATGTATTAATGCTCTTCTTGTAGACATATCTCCTTCATATTGGTCATCTATACCAACATTCTGTAATACTATAGGGATATCCTTAGTTTCAGCTGTTTCAGTTATTAACTTTAATGATATATTAAATGCTGGTTGAAAATATGGAAGTATCTGTTCTAATATCTGTACAGATTCATCATTATTTTTACTAATAACATTTAATTCAAAATCTACATTATATGGTACTGGAGCATACTGTTTATATACACCTTTAACATCTCCTTCCTTCTTTTTAGTACAAATATTAATAGGACTCATCTTACGAGTAGAATCATATGAAACACCTTTCATTTCAAATGAAATTCTTGGTAATTGAATTCCTACCTCTGCTCTACCTTCTAGTCTTGGTTCTGTTTCTAATCTTGCAAGAAATTTCTCTCTAGGGCCATATGCTAAAGGTACTTTAACTGTTTGTACAACATTTCCAGCTTTATCAGTACGTCGCAATTCTATATTATTGAATAGTGTACCAAATCCAATAATGGTTTTACGTATAATTTCGTGATAAAAATGTGTACCTAACATCAGAATACTCCGTCAGAATCGTTTCCAAACTCACCAAAGGGATTACCCTCTGTCCAATCAATGATAGCATCACCTTCCGTTTCAAAGAAAGTATTTTCAGCAATTGGATCGTTTTCATTTTCTATTGTACTAAACGTATTTATAGTCCATTCAGCTCCACTTGTTTGACCCACTACAGTATCATTATCAGTAAATGAACCAGCAACATTAACAAGTTCCAATTCCTTATTAGTAACATCATATCTAGTAACTTTACCAACTCCAGTTTCTGTAGGAGATGCAGCAAATGTTACTTTAGGAGCAGATGTATATCCAGATCCCGTTTCTGTCATAGTTAGACTAGTAACTATACCATTAGTTAATACTGATGTAGCAGCTGCTTTAGTTCCAGCATAAGTCCAAGTTACACCACCATCAGTTGCACCACCAACACCATGTGTAGGTGCAACTACACCAGATACACCGTTACTACCAGCAGTATAGATCCTAGTACCATTAAATACTTGATCTCCTATAGAATAAGAAGTTCCACTCAACCATTGTTTACCAATTATTATAGCAGGAGCAGATGTATATCCACTACCACCTCTATTAATAGTAATAGATGAAATACTAGATCCAACCTTATTAGCAGTACCTTGAGCTGTATTAATTTGTGAATTTACTATCTCACCAGTTACAAAATTTCCACGACCACCAATACGTGCTATTGCTATAGCACCAGTACCACCAGAAATCGCAACATTTGGTGCAGATGTATAACCTACACCTGGCTCTGACATTTTAACACCAGTAACACTACCAGAACTTATAGTTGCACCTGCAGCAGCATTAGCTCCTCCCCCACCACTAAATGTAACAGTAGATCCAGCAGTATATCCACTACCACCAGCTGTAACAATAACATCCTTAATACCATCAGTTAACTTAAGTGTTAGACTGTAACCAATATCTCTAGTAATATCATCAATCTCTTCAACACCAGTCTCAAGTCTTTCACCACTGTATTCCATTATTTCGGTGACTAAATTATATGTCTGAATATCATTCAACATTCTGAATGGTTTTTCATGTTCTACGAACTTAATCTGGAATAATTGTCCTGTTAATGGGAAATATATTACATCTCCTTCATTTGGTCTAAATGAAGATACTAAATTATTTGACGCTGCTATTAAATCTTCCCATCTTCTCTTAGCAATAACAAATGTCGCTTCATCAGTAATTCTTACACCAAACTTAGTCATCAGGGTTCCATCACCTTCAAACCCTTCATAATTAGAGACATACATCTCTATCATATAATTTTCATCAAACTTAGAAAGAACATCCTCTCCAAACAGATCATCTTCTTTTACTATCTCTCTAGGAAGATAATAAACATCATGACCATATATTTTTAAAGACTCTATAATTAAGTCTTCATATAATGTCTGTTCTGTAGTAGTACCACCAGAAAAGTATACGTTCTTTGCCATATCATCCTACGAAATCAAGTGGAGCGGTCTCATACTTAGACAGCATTTCGCCTTCAATCTTTTCGATTTCTCCTTGTGCATCATCATATATCTGTCTACCATTAAATTCAACTCCGCCAGGCATCTTAATACCAGTGAATTTCATTAAATTTTGACCCCATTGTCTCTTGATCAATGAAGTTAAATATTTCTTGACAAACATTTCATTATATATTTTAGTGTATGTATTTGGATCTAATGCTCTATAACAATCAATAAGAACATAGTCATTCGCTGCAACTCTGTTCCAATCTAAGTCCAAATATAATCTATTTTGTACTTTATTATATCTTAACGGCTTCTTACCTTCTATTAAAAATTCTAGTGTTTCAATATACTGCATAGTCATTTCTAGATTCAAAATATCATATGCATAAAAATTATAGAAATCATTCAAAAAGAACTGATATCTGAATCCAAACATACTATTAACATATGTATTAGCAATAGGTGCAACACCTACTATACCAATTATATGATCTGGTACTGTTAAATATCCTCTTCCTTCCTCAAAACTTAGAGTTCTGGTGCCAGGAGATGCACCTAAATTATTATCTGTTTTAGTCGTAGTAAGATTTCTAGATTTACCATTAGTAAGATCATCTTCAGTAAACTTATATTTCAAGTACATTCTTTCGATACCATCATATACCCTTTCATTAAAGAGTTGAATAGTATCGTCAATAAGATCTTCTACTTGGTCGTCGTCAACATTAATCTCGATGACAGGCTTACCAAGTTTTCTTAAACAATATTCTTTAAGTTGTGCTCTTGTTGCTGGTTTTGCCATTACGTTCTTTATCTAATGGTTTTTCGTTTCCAAAATCTTCTTCTTTTTCTAATTTAGAAGTCAATTCTAAAACTTTCGCTTCAAGTAATAAATTTTGTTGTGTCAGTTGATTAATTCTATTGTTCATTACTTGGATCAAATTAGTCGCTTCAGTAGGATTCATAGTTACTCCATTATTTCAATTATTTATCAATATGTTCCGCCATCAACTGTGGTTGTCCAAATTGGTTCACCAGTTGCACCATTAGATGTTAAAATCTTGTGTGATGTGGTAATGTCAGATGTACCTGCAGCAACTGTTCTTGTTAATTCAAGATCACCATTATAATAAGCAACACCTTTATTTACACCAGTATCAATCTTAACCGTATTGAACTGTGCCTTACCAGCAGATCCACCAATTACACCTGCGTTGTTAGTTGCATCAGCAATGAATGTGAAGTAGGTTGTACTATCATCATATCCAAAGAAACCAGTCTTAGCAGCATTACCTATAAGAGTCTTATAAACAATACCACGATCTAGGTTATCATCAGTTGCCTGTGCAATTGTTAGTTTATCACCAACAGCAAGACTTCCGTTTGTGTTTGCACTTAAAGTAAGTGTGGTTGTCTTGAATACCTTTGTATCTACTTTCTGAATAGCAGCTTTCTGAGCAGTCGTTGGAGTACCAGATGACTGAGTTGTTAAACTATTACCATTATAGAAATCATCAGAAGATGTAGAAATATTTGCTGCAAGGTCAATGGTTACACTAGATGCATCCTTACTAACAAATGTACCAAGTAATGAGAATGAAGTACCATCAAAGAAATAGATGTTAGCACCAGCACTTGGGTTGGATGTTAGTGGATTACTACCTACATTAAACGCAATACGAACGTTAGAAACTGTTGTACCACTTGCAATTCCACTTCCTGCCGTTATAGTTGCACCTTCAACAACAGAAGATGGGTTATCAATTACCAGAGTATTCTGTCCAGATGATGCAGCAGTTTGTACAGTTTTCTCACTTACACTATCACCAACAGTGAATAATGGGTCATTAACTGTCATTTCACTAGAATTAACAGTTGTTGTAGTACCAGCAACTTGAAGATTACCACGAATAATAACATCACCACCAGCATCTCCAGAAGCTGGATATGGATCAAGAATTAGTTCTGTGGCAGAGTTATCATCAGTAGAAATTGTATTTCCTTTAATTCTGATATAACCAAGGTCTAATGTAGTAACATTAGTACCCATATTAATGATATTTGCTGCACCAAAAGCATTAACTGTAGTTGCAACTGTATTCCAAAGATTTTGTGTTGTCTGAGTACCAACTACAGTTGGGTTATTGATTGTAGCGGTTCCTGAAGTTGCACCGATATCAATAGCAGTAGCAGCACCAAATGCATTTACTGTAGTAGCATTTGTTTCTAATAGATTAAATGTTGTAGCAGTAGTGGTAAGATCTGCACCATTCACTGCAATATCACCAGTAACTGTTAAGTTAGTACTTACTGTAGCAGCACCAGTAATAGCAAGAGTTGAACCATTAAATGTTAAATTGGCACTGTCTTCTACAGCACCAGAAGCACCAGCTATTAGAACTCTGTTATCAGTTAGATCACTGATTATTGCGGATGCAAGAGTTGTTTCTCCAGTAACACCTAAAGTACCACCAATAGTAACATCACCAGTTAAATCAAAATCGCCAGTTGTTGTTACTGTTCCATCTAAACCAACTTTAAACTTGGATGCACCACCTACCTGTAAATCCATTAACAGGGAAGTGTTAGCTGATGCGGTATTAGTTACGTTTACCTTTATTGCATCAAATTTATTACTAGCATTATTCCAAGTACTTGAAATATTTAAAACTGTATCTGCAGCACTTAATGCAGGTGTTGTTATATCTACATTTCCTGAAAATGAATCAACTACAAATCTATTTGTTGATCCATCTGTAATCTTAAATAAATTAGTTCCTACTGTTGTTGCACCTGCAAATGAGTAATCTCCAGTACCATCAGTATCAAAAAGTATATCACCATTACTATTTGTAGATGATATTGTATTACTATCTAATTTTAAATTATCAACAAACCATTCATTAACTTTCTTATCGGAGTCAACAACTGCCGATTTGTTCGCAACAATAGTACCGTGTTGATGATCCAGCATATCGGTAAAGTATTTACCCCCGATAATATCAAGTCCAGCAGCAACCCCACCCGTTTCAGATCCTTTACCAACAAACAGTTTACCATACGATGTAACTGATCCACCAGCAGCGTCTGAATACGTACTCGTACCTTCAGCGTAGGCAAGTTCACCTTGACCCAGTACCGATGACGGTGTAGCGGTTGGGTTTGCGCTCGACCTCTTAATTTTTATTCTAGTTGCCATTTGTTAATACCTGTTTGGATTTAGAAATTACCACCTGTTATAATAAGACCTGCTTTCTCAACGACATTTTCAGCCTTCCAAGAAGCAGAGATTGCATCATATTGTAGCACGGCACCATCCGTTGCACCACTAACATTAACGTCTGTAAGGTTACCTAAGCCAATAGCACCACCACCTGCGTTTATAGTCAGTACTTTAGGTTGATTAGATACAGTAACTTTTGTATTCATGTTACGCCTGGGTTGATTGTTACAAGACCTTCAATCACTCTAGTTTTAGTACCACCAGCTGCTGTAATAACGACATCATAAAGGTATCTTCCTTGCTCGATTGCTGCAGTTGTAGCAGCACTCATAGAAAGAGTCACCTTACCAGTACCAATGGAAACTGTAAAATTATGAGAGGTTGAACTATAATGAGATTTTTTCATTTTAGCTGCACCCGAAAAGCCAGTCAAATCCCAGAGTGCATTGAGATCATCATAGATTCCAATTTCAGCGGAGAAATCTGCTCCTTGATCAATATAGAGATTATGTTGTGCGGCCATACGGG